TAAATTCTTGTAGAACCTAAGGCAGTATTTCCATCAATTAATGTATCAGTTATATCTCTTAGATATTTAAATGATCCAACAGTTTCATCTCTTTGGTTTTCAATTGAAACTTTTGCTTGTTTAAAGTAATATGCATTACCTGCTGTAATTGAGTTGTAGTTTGTGTCAAGAACCATATCCCACTTTGTTGCTGGGAGAATATATTCTTGAATATCACGGCGGCATTTGTTGCTATCGTACGCAAAGAATTCGTCGTTGTTATCAATCCAATCTACCATTCCTTTAATAATAAGGTCACGGTTATCTTGAATTAATTCACGAGCATTTGTTCTTGCTTCAACACCAGTGTCAGCAAAGATAAGATCGCTTTGATTTTCTACGCCGTTATTAAGAATGTTAATTGTTTCATCAAGTGACCTGTCAACACGAGAATTAACACTTGCGTCCGCATTTCTAAATGCGTAATTAATATCTCCTTGCAGATGCTCAATTGCGCCTGCAGTTTCAGTAAGCTGTTCACCAACGACCACATATGATATTGGCGACTGGTATGTAATTCCGTTTAGGCGACCCCAATAGTTTGTATCAAGAGCAACATCGTAACCTACGTTGTCAATAATAATACCTGTGTCTCTGCGACACTTCATCGAGTCATATCCTTGATAACCAAGACCACCGTTTGCAGTATTGGCATTTAAGTAACTTACCATATCTTCAATGATTGCATCTTTATTATCAACAATTACTTGAGCAAAATCAGTGTTACCAATTAGAGTTGCACTTGTTGAAGATGGTTGGACAACATTAGTTGTACCTTTAGCGCGCATTGATATATCGCCAAACTGAGTACCTGAGTTGTTCAAGGTCATCTGGCCACCGTTTAATGCATAGAACGCAGTACGAACAAAGATTGACAATGAACCAATTCCGTTAACACCAGCACCGTCTCTAGCAACATAACCCATACCATTTTGAGTACGAGGAGTAAAGCCAAAACAAAGAACGTAAATATATAACGAGTCAGGATCAACTACTCTTCTATCGGCCAACAAACAACCGCCACCGCGCCCAACTAATCTGTTAGGGAAGTCATCAATACCAACTGTTTGGATTGTTCCTGTTGAACCTTGCTGTGTCATAAAAGTCATACCAGCCTTAACAGAACCCCAAGGTTTAATGTTACGAACATAAAGTTCGCGATCTGAATTAATATCGTCCGTCCAAGAAACAAACCCTGTTGCTCCATTTGAAAACTCAACTTCGTCGCCTTCAGCAAACAGCGCTTCAGCACTATGCCCTGGCTCCATTATAAGTTGAAGACCGAGGTCAGCAATAGTACCTTTTGTGTTAAAAGGTTGAAGTGGTGGTTCAACGTCAAGACGATTAAAGTTTGACAACTGAGAGGAGTCACGAATATATGGAGATCTTCTGAGTTTTGCACCTGGGCGATAAGCAATAGCAAATCCGCCTTCAGGATAGTCAAAGTTGTCAACCTCAAAGTTCATATATGCAAAACCTTGGACATAACAACCTGATCCAACTAGGATACCGTTTGTTCTTTCCCAACCTGGTTTCTTACGAATAATAGTTGCATACTGACCAGCTTCTGCGGTCATAGCACAATCGTCAGGAAGCATGATTGGCTCGTCTACAAAATAAACACCAGGTCCAACTGAAATATGAACTGCGTTGTTAATATCATTACGATCGTAAACTCCGCCTGCCTTTTCAAGCGCAATATCCGCAGCTCTTTTAAGGTTTCTTACAGGCTGTAAAATTGTTCCTGGGTTGTTATCGTTACCACTTACAGAAACATAAACTTTTAATGCGTTTTCTGTTGACTTGGAAATTTCATCATAATATTGACGATAAGTAATTTGTTCGGTTTCACCTGTCTTAGCATTTTTAATGGCGAAGTATGAGTCTTCATCCATTTCAGGTTGCCATAATTTACGAAGATCCATATCAAAGTCAACGAGATTTGAGTCTTCAATTGTTGAGTTTGAAACAATAGAGTCTTCAATTGTTGACTTAACTTGGCCAAGACCGTCTGATGTTGTACTTGAAATTCTTGCATTAGTAATATCAACATCGTTCAGCGCACCTTCAAACGTTGTGTTGGCAATCACTGAGTTTTGAATTAAACTTTGGTCAACAGTTGTATTGGTAAAGATGTTATTATTACCAGTTCCATCGCTAAAGTCTGAAGTTGAAATTGCAGAATTAGAAATTGTAAGATCGGTAAAGACAATGTTACTGCCTGTTCCGTTTATCATATTTGAGTTTGTAATGGTTGAGTTAGATACTACAGTATCATAAACTGTACCATTTGAATATTCTGAGTTTGTGATAACAACGTTATCTAAATCTGTATCGCGGATATCACTGTTTGAAATCAACGCGTCAGTCATTACAACGTTATCCAAAGTGATGGCAGTCATCGTAAGATTGTTTGCGGTACCACCTTCAATAGTAATGTTTTCGACTGTTGTGTTAGTAAAGACGTTGTTGTTACCAGTTCCGTCTGAGAAATCAGAACCTGTAATTGCAGACGCAGTCATAGTTATGTTATTTGCAGTACTGTTTATGATTTGCGAATTATCAATTGTAGAATATGTAAATACGTCGTTATTACCGGTACTATCATTAAATTCAGACGCGGTGATTATCATTGCATTGGCGGTTGCACCAATTATTGTAACATCAAATAATGTTGAATCGTTAATCGTACCGTCGTTAAATTCGTTATCGTTCATGGTATTGTTATTCATGACGTTATTTGTCTGAGTAGTACCTGAAATCGTGCCGCCTGTAATGTTTATCCTTGTAAACACTTCATATTGGATTGCTTCTACGAGTTCGTAACGAGTAATATTTTTTGTACCATCGTCACCTTGCACTAAGTTAACAATAACAAAAAGGTCTTCAGTTCTGGTATTGGAGCCGGTAATTGGACCTAATTCTGAAATCTTTGACATTCGAGATTATCCTACTTTTCTTTTATTTTTATTTATAAAGGTACTTCGAACCTATTTATCCGAAAAGCCTTTTTGTTATGACAAGGGAGGAAAAAGTGGTTGCTTATTTTCGTCAGGATGAATTTTCCTTCTTAAAAACCCAGAATAAAAATATCCTTGTGTTCGTGAGCCTCTTTCAGCTAGTTTTAATGCCAAGGTTGTACCATTTCCGTTTTTCGCCTCATCTCTTAAAGCAATAGCAATTGGTATTTCATTTGCAAAACGAGAATTATAAGGCGCAGGAATTTCTGTTATAGACTCAAGATCATGTTCTAAGCTCAAGTGACCACACATTTGCTCATCAACAATCGTTAAGCTATCATCGTCAGCAATACTAAAAATAACATTTGGATTTTCAACGCCGTCGGTTGCCGCGCCTTCATAAACTTTAAGAGTAACAAACTTATCTTGTGTTAAATCATATATGAATTTAATACCACCGCGCAATGGAACATTTTCATCTGTAATGTGTGGAGAGTAATTCCACCTATCATAAAAAAAGATATCTTCTTGCCGTCTAAAAGTAACACCCCAGCACAGTTGAGATTTATCGCCTTCGAATGTCTTTGTATCAACAACGATCCTAGCACCTCTTGGTGCGGCGCATTGATTAATGAAATTTCTAATAGTGGTTGTTAACGTAACACCATTATCTGTTAAAAATTTATGGAACATATCCACATTAGATCCAGCTGTTACATAGCCCCATGTTTTTTTATCAACACCGTTAGTTTTTCTAACAATACACAAATAGCATGCGTCTTCAACATCGTCAGCAATAATAGTTGTAGTGTCGCCAACTACATCTTCAACCCATCTTCTTAAATAATTACTTGAATATGTCATTTAAAAAATTCTCCATAATGTTTAAGGGACATCATCTTCCGTAGCAAGCGAACCTAAAATATGGTCAGCTGACGAGGCTCCCTCAAAATAATATGTGTCGCCATCATAAGTTATCCCAACCTTACCGTCGGTTCCACGGCCTCCGGTGCGGAAGCTACCGGCCCCGCCTTGACCGCCAGTTCCGCAAGATAAGGTAATGATGCTATTATATTTGTATCTGTTATTATTGATATCCGGGTCTTCTGGTGATCCACCTTGTAATAATGTACCGCCACCACCGCCAGTTCCGCCATACCCAAGATTATCACCTTTTCCACTGGCTTGATCTCCTCCGCCGCCAGCACCGCCAGAACCCCAACCATTTCCGTTAGCCCCGTTAACGCCATCCCCCGATGCGGCTCCTCCGAGTCCAAAAATACTACCACCGCCAGGTGTACCTTGATAATTTGGCGAATCACCGTGTAAACCACCAGCGCCACCAGCAGCCGTGCCACCAAAATTTGAATCTGAGTCCATTGAAATATTAGATGCGTTTCCCGCAGTACCGTTACCTATGTTATTAGCGCCACGCCCGTTTGAAGACCCAGCACCGCCACCACCGCCTCCGCCAACCATTTGAAAATTTACAAAAGTTCCCCAAACAGCACCGTAAAACATCGCAAGACCAATGGGAAGGGGTGGATCTATATCGTTGCCGAACTCGTTATATTTATCTGTGATGCGATAATTCCATGCAACCCCAGGAACGTAATCAAAGAAACCACCCTCATAATAATCCTCAATCGCAATGTCGACGCCATCTCCACTGAACTCATTTGCGATGTCTTGTAGAGATATTGATTCGCTACCATTCGTACCTGCATTAGGAAGGGTCGACCAGTCTACCATCTTTTAAATCCTTTACTTCAGCTTTTAATTCTTTAATTGCTTCGATTAAAAGCCCAACAATATTACCATATCTTACAGCTTTATACGTTTCGCCGTTTTCAGATTGAACATCGTAAACAACGCCTGGCAGTACTTTTTCTATTTCTTGTGCAATAACTCCGGTTGCAACTTCGCCGCTGTCTTTATAGTTAAAGGTATACCCATTTATTTCATCCATTTTTTCTAATGGATTTTCAATCTTGATTATGTTATCTTTTAATCTTTCATCAGATGTGGTATACTTAGTTACAACATCGTTTGTTGCAAAGACGTTATTCGCAGTAACATCGCCGGTTGTAGTAAAAGATTCGGTTACATTTAAGTTTGGAACTGTAAGAGTGCCAGTTGGTGTTAATTCAAACTTTGAAGCTCCAATACCGGTATTGATAAGAAAGTTGTTAGTTGTGTTATCTTCAAATCCAATGTCCCACGATATTGTAGAATCAGTAAATCGTAAACTTGGTCCGTCGGCCACATGAGTAAGAGTAGCGGTTACTTTTTCTGTTGGGGAAGTTATATTAATTTCGCCTGCGATCCCAATAACCGCTCCTGGAGAATATGGCGCCAAACTATCCGTTTTCATTTGCGTGTCAGCAATAATATTTGCAGCAGTAAAGTCTCCCGCCAACGCAGCGTCACCTACGGTAGTATCACCTAATGCTGACGCCGTAACTACCGATGTTTGAAACAAGTCAACCATTTCGTTGGTTTTGTCAAACCAATTTTGAAATGTTTGTGTGGTGTTTATTTGTACTAATCCAGGTTTTGCCATATTACCAATTCTCTGTTTTGTCTAACGTCTCACAAACGCGTGTAAGAGTTTGTTTAATTTCTGCAACTTCTTTTGAAAGTGCATCAACTTTTCTGTGTAAAGCTCTTTCTTGTTTATATTTATTAAGAGCAGTTACATCTGTATTTATGATTGCATTGGAGTGTTTATCACGTTGTAGCATCATGTTAGAGCAATCCCTCTATAATCTGCAACATACGGTACTTGATATGTATTTGTAGATAAAAGATCAATCCTAACAGCAAATTTTCTAAATCCTAAAAATTCGCCAATGTTAGTAGAATACGTAAGCACGCCGCCATCTAAATTAGCAGAAGGTACCCTGTAACTAAATTCTTTATAGTCATTTATGTTTGCAGACGATGAAAATAAATTTATACCTTCATACAATTCTAATTCAATCCAGCCAATTGATGATTCATCCGTATAGTCATGCGCGTTAATAGGTCTAATGTAAACTTTAATATCTGTGCCGTTTGGTCTATATCCTGTTAAGATTACATTAAAATCTTCAGCGTCTAAACTTTCTTTTAGTTCTATAGTTTTTGAAATATATTTACAAGTCGTATCCGCTGAGTTTGTGCTCTTATATTGATATGCAATTAACGAAGCAGTTTCCAAATCAACTATAGGTGTTGATGTTGAGTTGGCTTTATTTGCCATATTAATTGTAAGGTCAAATGGTTTTGTATTAAGAGTGTCATTTGATTTACTATAAAGTAAATTACCTTTTTTATTGAAGTAATTGTTGTCTGCAAACTTCATAGGAAGACTATAATTTTGTAGTGTATTTGCAGGATCATTAAACTGACCTGTCATTGTAGTTGTTGTGATTGCATCATTAGATTTTAATATCATTGGTTGGATATAACTAACGTTAATATTATCAACAGATTCAATGACCGCTGTTGCACGACTGTCTAGACCTTCAATTCCGCTAAGTGATGCATTTAATGTTACATCAACACCCGCAAATTGTAATGTTGCGTCAGCAGTACTTTTTCTTAAATATAATACTTCGTCTGAAAAAATATTAAAGTAATTGATTGAGCCGTTAACACAAGGATACATTGTTCCGCTTGTAACAACAAAAGGTAGCTTTTTATTTAAAGTAACTTGCGTTGCGCTATCAACCGATGCAATTGTAAATATATCTCTAAATGTATTTGTGCTGTCTTTAATAATAACAGACATCCCGGCTGCGTAAGTTTCGTTAAGCGCAGTGCCTGTTACAAAATTATTTCCAAGTACGCCACTTACCGTCGCAATAGTAGCACCCGACAATGCTTTTTCTTGATATACTTGTTCACCGCTTAAGAAATCGCCATCACGGGTTGAAATACTAAAGAACTCAAGATTTTCAGGAGAAAGTGTTACTGAACCTGTTGAAGCATTAAAATCATGACGGTACAACGCAAATTTAATATCTTCATCTTGATAAGATTTCCAAGCACGATTATTTGTTGAAGTAAACAATACGCCATCACCCCAATCTTGAACTACCGCGGCCCCAACATTTCCTGGAGTAATATCAGTTCCTCCAACCTTTGATGTAAATACTAAATAATTTGGATCGTTTGCATCAGGTTTAATCACAATGGCATATTCTTTTTCTACGTCAAGTCTAATTGGCGCTTCAAAGTCAATCGTTGTTGCGGCTGAAGCATCGTCAGTTGCACTTACTTGCGAAGGTGTTAAGTGAACTTGTGAAAACGGTATAATATGCGCTGAAGGATATCCATTAACCACTTCTCTTAATTCAATGTTAACGCCATTTGTTGTACTTTTCTTTTTAAAGTATAAATCAACTTTTGAAGCAAATACTGATCCTGAGCCTTTTCCCATTCCTTGTTTGATAAAGAATGTTTGTGCCAAAGGATCTCCGCGATCATTACCTCTATCTCTTGGTTGCGGGCGAGCTCGTCTTGGACCGTTTCTTTCAGTTGTAGTTGTGTTAATATCAAACGAAGGCATACGAACAGTACCCGTTAAACTTGTTTTTTCAATATCGATATTAAACGCATGATACATTAAAGAGCCGTAAGACGTAGACGCCGAATCAATGCTTGCATATTGACTTACGTCAACAATTTCTAGTTCTCTATCGCCAACAAAGAATGTTTCTGCAGGTACATTAAATACTGCTCTTAGAACTCCGTTTGCGTCTGTCGTAACTGCTGCGCCTTTTACGCCAAATCTTTCTACTTCTCTTGCAGTATCAACTTCTGTGCCTGGCATTACATGTGCATCAACAGATATTCCATCAAAGAAGAAATAATGTCTAGTATCAGGTCTCAGTCCTGACATATATACGTTAATGTCACGCGATCTCATGTATGGCTCAAAGTGAATATTGGAAACCATTTCACCGGCACTAAAGGAAGAAGTAGAACCTTCAGACAAAACTAAGGTGGATGTTTTAGTATTTGTTACAGTAGTTGGAAACCATTGCGCAGCATTGCCAATTTGTTTTTGGAATGTTGTTACTTCGGTTCCAGTCAGTGGTAAAAACTCTTGTAGGTTTTCTAAAAAGTTATTAAACGGTGCTGTAAAATCATTAGCTATGTTGATTGGATCAGCAACAGTATCATGTACACCATCGTGGTCTGGAGATAATTTTCCAACACCGCTGTACTTATAAAAGTTACTTACAGCATTTCTAAATCCTGTTGCATATGTTTGCGATATTAAAGAAACATGAGTGTTTCTGCTCAATGTTGCAATTTCTGGATTTGCAGTGTCAGGAAAAATAGTTGCGTTCGTATTTGATTTCAACTTAAGATCTAATGGAAAGGTACGTACTGATGGTGCTAATATTTCTTTATCAAATGGTACTGATGAGTTGAAATTAGCATCTTCCAAGTTTGCAAGTTGAAGATCTTTGAATGGTTCAACTATATAACCATTTTTAAATCTTGTCAACCCGTTTTCATCAAGGATGTTTAAATTTTGTACTTCTGTCTCTAACCTGTTGAGTAATACTTCATATTCCAAAGCTTGAATTTTGTTATCAATTCTTTGAATATCTTTCATGGTGTAATTTTGAACACCAGACGATTTTACTGTAATTGCATAGTGGTTTTTACCTTGCTGTGCAGCTTCTCTAGGAGTTAAAGCTGGGAAACCCGGAATTGCAACAGTTGAAATAACTAGTTGGTTTGATTCAATTTTAGCAGGTCGTGGATTTTCTTCTTCATTACCTTTAACTACTGAATATGTGCCATATGTATCTACTGTAATATGATCTATTCTTGAAAGATAATAATCTATGTCTGCTTCAGCGGTATTATCATTTGCTGGAGTAATAAGAGTTCCAAGAGTAAGGTCGTTTAAACCTATAGCACTTTCACTATGGGAACTAAGAGTTTCAGCAGTACCAGCAGTATCAGTATAGTCAACGCCAGAATATCTATTCACATATGGCCTAAAATCAAAACATTCTCTTAAATTGTAACGCTTACCACTTGTTGACGTATAAACCGGAATTTTATTTGTTGGAATTGTTCCTGCCGCTGGTGTTGCCGCGTCATCAATTGGATAGCTATCAATAGTAAAGAAATAATCATCGTTAGGATTAACTTCAAATACTTTTATTTGAACAGTTAGTGTACCTGACGCTGGTTTTGGGCGCCCTGTAACATGTTCGTAATAACTCTGGCCATAATGAGTATCTTTTTGGTTTGTTTTTAAACGAAAGCTGTTTTTCCATTCTTTACCACTTGCATCAACAATGCTCATGATTTCAAATACATCAGGGAAACCTAATTGCCATTTTTGATTTGAAGATAGCGGGTTATATGCTGTTTTAATATAGGGTGTCGCCACTGTTTTTGCATAAGGAACTGCAACAACTCTTTTGTTATAATAAACATAACAAGTGTTAGTCATATTTGTAGAAGTAGTAATTGTAAGAACGCTATTGTTAACGTTTACGGTTGTACCTGTTACTGTGTGTAACGTGCCATCACTTTGAATAATAAGAACGTCGTCGTTGTTACATACAAAGTTTTCATCGGCAGTATTAAGAATTGTAATCTGCATAGATGTTGTAGTTGCAGGTGATTTTAATTCTTTTAGTCGTTTCACAATGGTGATATTATCAGTTGATTCTAAACTATATGCCCCAGAATTAAAAATTGCTGGATACCGGTCAGTATCTTTGAAAGTAGATCCTTCTGCAATTTCAATATGGTCTCCATTACCTGAGCCTGTTTGAATATATTTTACATCGGCAAACGTTTTTCCAGGAGTTACCATATTAATACCTGAAAGATATATTTTAGTAGGAGTTATGTTTCTAACCCACGCTGTGCCAATGTCAACGTTAGAAGAATCTTGTAAATCATATGTTGCGTTATCAATATCAGGGATACTTGTATTTGTACCGCCAAACGCAACAATATCTACATATCCGCCATAAGATTGGTTAATAGGTTGTGCTTCTACTGTTGCAGTTGTTGTAATTGGATCAATAGTAAAATCTTGTTGACCTTTATTTTCTACACGGTGTCCTTTAACATACGCAATACCAGGGTTAACGAGCATCTTAAGATCGCCGTCCCTGCGGTCAGGAACAACGTTAAATTTTTCTACAACGTAATTACCTGATTCTTCAAACGTGCGTTTAGCCATTTCTTCGCCGAGAACGTTATATTGTGATACGTCTCTGAGAAGTACTGCGTCGCCATTTTGATACCGGATAAGAGTAAAAAAGTCTTTATCAGCGTTTGCTGTGGCAGTTGGGAGTACTGTAAGAATTGGAGTTAACTTTAATCTATCCGCGCCAGGGGCATTATAGTTTTTAGATCCTAATGCGTTATCAAAAAGATTACTATCAGCTAATGAATCAATAAGCTCTTCTTGAACTTTATATCCAACTGAAACGCCGTCAGGATCATTTGAATATTTTTCAACAATTAAAGTTTGCGTACTTGTAAAAAGAAAATGACCTTTTTGGAAAATGATACCAGGAGCACTTTGTATACCAAACGCATTTCCTGTTGCATTTACTTGGTCCGTTACGTTACAGGTTTGAACGATAGTCGGTCCAGGAGCTGTTGGGTGTGGTTGTCCGCCAACAAATTTATACTGAATAATGTTTAGTTCTTCACCTTCCTGAAACGATTTTCTATAAGATACATTTGAAACGGATTCATTGGCATTTAAATAGTTAACCCAGAAAGTATTAAGATCAGGTGGCCTTGTTTCATAACCGATTTGTGCTGAAACAATGCTAGCTTTAAGACCGTTAATTAAACCTTCCACCCAATAAACAATATCAACCTCAGTATCAACACCACTTATTTCTTCAATAACTGTTACTGGTTTATATAGCTCAGGGTCAAAACCGGTTTTGTTATTTAACTTAACATATTTCAAGTCGTTAAGATTTGTAAAAGTAGAACCTTTAATAATACTACCTTCTTTAAATATATTATCACCAAACTGTTCAATTTGATTTTGCAATATTGTTTGCAATTGCGTAAGCTCGCGAGCCTGAACCGCGTATGCGGGTTTAAATAAAACCTTATAAAATTGATTTTCTATATCATAGTCATCATAATAAGGTGATATATTTAAGTCTGTGTTAATAGGCATCTATCTTAATTCCTTAAAATTCTAGCACGAGTTTGTACTCTTCACGGGAAGTGGCGTTACGGGTAAGTGGAAATAAATCTTCCATAAAGTAAACTTCTCCGGTTCTTTGTTTATACGCTGATTTTGTTATATTATCTGCTACTGGTGTATTTATACTAATTGTCTGACCTGTTGGAGTTGTTAGCGGATAAAGTTCACTAAGAGAAATATCAGATCCAGGCTGATTTGCATAAGGTCCCATATACCCGTCAAGATATATTGTGTTTGCAGTGTAATCAAGTTCGTGAACGGTAGCACTAAATATTACTTCGTTATTGACATCTATTTGCTGTAACACCGTCCCTGCCGATACAGCCTTTGCGATGTCATTACTAACAACTGCTAATCTGTTATCAAAAATGTTTGGGCCATCTGTAGGATATAAAACAGCATCAAAATCTGGATCTTTAATAATGCCAAGTTGCGAATAACTTCCTAATGAGCCAATTGCATTATTGTCTGCTTCTGTAACATAACCGTAAAGAAGAATGTGTTTACATTTAAATTCATCCACTGGGTTTGATCCGTGACCACCCCTTGGGGATAATATCGGTCGAAGGGTTGCGCGTACTTCGATGCTTGCTGTGGATTCTGGATCAAAATCATATAATGGATCAATAACTTCAGCACTTGCGCGAGTATATCCATCGCCTGGATCAATCATTCGTATTTTTGTAATAGTTCCATTATTATTCACCACAGGTATAGCTGTAGCTCCGGTTCCATCTCCTGTAACTTCTATTCTAGGATATACAGCTGCGGTACCATTTTTTGCGTCGCCCGGAAGGCGTGGATTATCACCATCTAATACTACAGTAAATTCTCCAGTTTCATTGATAGAATTGTAAGAGTATGAAGTAATTTTTCTAACATACGAATCGCCATTTCCGTCAGTTACGTATAAAGTCATTCCTGCGTAATAGTTTGCAATTTCAGATAAAGAATTGTCATCGCAAATAATTAAACCGGCATTATCAGGCGCTTCTGCAACGTTCATTCCTGTAACGCTAAAATATCCTTGATTAGCATCTACATTTGTAATCAAGATTTGGTCAACCACAGACCCTGTAAAATTAGACGGGTTAGCCGCAACTGGGTCCACTTCAAAAGCGCCACCAATCGGAATATACCCAATAGCATTATATGCTTCAAAATCTGATTGCGTCAAAGCAAACATATATTTCCAAACATATCCATCTGCGGTTTCATAAATTTGACTTGCATCTGACGCAATAAAAGGTGGTGGAGTTGTGACTTTAGAACCATTGTTATTGTTTAAGCATTTATAAATTCTATAGTCGCCAGTGTCGTTAACATTAGGTCCGACAGCTGCAAAAAACTTTTGGTCTTCTAAATCGGTAGCGTCGTCATATTGAACAAATACCTGCCCTTCTTGCCAAGGATAATATTTAATCATAAACTTAGTATCAGATGTTAAGATTTTTTTACCAAACAAAACATTATCTAAAAATTGTATTTCTGAAACTTTAGTATTATCCGCCGAAACCCGCGAAGTTGGATCTGTTGTAAGCGAAGAAACAAAAACATAGAGTTCATTAGATGCTAAATCATTATAAAATAATCTTAGCAAATCTGTTTTATATTTTGTAGTTAGAATTTCTGCCATGTCACTTCCACTCTTTCTTAATATTTATATACAATTTTAGCCTCTTTTTCTAATTTTAGATCGAGGATAAACTGCGCCTGATGCTGGGCGTGGTTTAAAGTTTCTATTTGGAAATGCCATACCTTCTGCAGGTCTTTGGTTAATCCATCTTAATATTTTATTTGGACCGCCTTGTAAACTTGTTAAGTCCATTGGGTCGTCAGCTTCACTATCAAACATCTTATCATCGGACGCGTTATCAATCAACCATTGTTGCGCTTCTGCTTGAGTCATATTCGGCCAACTTTCAGCCAAGATAGCCAAAACGCCAGCCACTTGTGGGCTAGCCATTGAAGTCCCATAATATTTTGCACCTTCATAATTGCTATCTCTTGAGTCACTAAACGGCCCGTAAGTTGCGTACTGATTTGTATTTAGCGAGCTTTGAATTGTTTCGCCGGCCGCGTAAATATCAACTTGTGAACCTGTGTTTGAAAAACCAGCTTTCTTTTCATCAGTATCGTTACTTAGTGCGCCAACAACAATTACTTCTGCTTTACCAGCTGCAGAACCAGTACCTCTATGAGTATAGACTGTTTGCTCGTAGTTAAATCCAAAAAACGTATAAGGCCAATACACTATGTTATTATAATCTTGGTCAGTGCTATTAGTAATTTTACACCTATCGTTTCCGGCGGCGGCTACAACAATAATTCCATCATCTATAGCATCTTGAATATCTGCAAACCTTGATGTAAAATATGCTTGAACCGTTGGTGTATCATCAGTTGTGTATATACCACGAGATGTATAATCAGACTCAACTAAAGCACTTCCTTTATCATATTCTGTTCCTCTATAGTTGATTTTTTCAGGTGCGGTATAAACAGCACCGCTACTTGCGGTATATGCTCGAAGTGTTACGGTTGATCCGTAACTATGATTTGTGATTGTAGGGTTTTTTCTACCAGTTGCAGGGTTTACCGATTTAGCATTGTGCCATGCACGTACATAATCCCAATAAGTAGATGAACTTAAACCGTTTGTTCCGAAGTTTTGGTTTGTGCCATAAATACTGATGTTGTAAATATTTGCGTCACGAGCCCAACCAAATTTATTTCCGGCAACTGTACCAGCTACGTGGCATCCGTGATTGTTATCATCAGTACGATCTGGAATTCCGTCACCGTTGTTATCTGCGTAAGCAGCGTCAATATATGGAGTATAGACGTAAGTGCCAGTTCCTGAACCGATATCGTTTTGAAACCAATTGTATTGATTAACTCTTGGAGCACCGTTTGATGCTGGTGTATAATATGAAGGACCGAGATCATTATCCCTAAGAATATCTCTTAAAACATCAAAGTCTGGTTTACTTAAAACTGGCTCAAAGTATTTTTTAAACATAGCATGACCCAACGGGTTATTTGCTAACATACCTGCTGGTGTTTTTAACGTATCAGACCATTCTGGCGCAAGACTTTCTCCATCCCAGAATTGACTCATATCCCACATTGACCAATTAACTAAATAAGTATATTCTTTGTATGCAACTGTAGCTGCTTCAGCATCTGTTGCCCAATCTGTAGAATAACCAGATGGATCGTATAGGTTGGCGTCAATTGCTTCTTTCATTGCAAGATGTAATTCTGTATTTTGCCAATCAAAACTAGGATTGCCTTCGAGTATCGGTCCTAAAGATTGCATAGGAACTTCTGTAGCACTTCCAGGAACTGCACCTGGAATACCAAAGTTATGAATTGTATGGAACAAGTGTTCTGCTAACTCTTCGATGTCTCTATCGCTTGTTGGCGGATTTGCTCCTGATGAATTTCTATACCATACCATATCGTCCATAATGTTATTATCTAAAAAAGTTTGGTATCCTGCGTATTGTGCCGCACCTGCGTCTGTTAAAAAGTTTGGTGTATATGAAGCACCACCACCCCAAGCAACTCTTTGTGCCGTAGGTAAGCCTGCATGTGTAGTTCCTGAATCACCTTTTAATGTTTTAATTAAATTGGCTTGGTGTTCTAAATTAATTAAAGGATCTTGTGGATTAATAAGTAATGTAATAAATTTTGCAGTTTTATATGCCCAAGCGTCTGGTACTGCAGTTTGTCCACCTACTGCGCCAGCAATAACACATTTAACTCCACGAACTGTAATTGATCTATCAAATACTGCTCCGTTAGATGAGTCACTTACAAGTGCACCATCTGAATAATCTGTCTCAGTTCCAATTGTTGCAAACTCTGGATGCGCTGGATCAAAATGTCCGTCAAATATTACAACATCAACATATTTTCCTGACGCTGTTATATTCACATCACGTGTATAACCTGATGTACCAGGAAGACCCCAATTTGACAAATTGTCTTCTATCGTATGTCTTAATATACCCCAATTGATATGATTTGGATCTCCTGCTGTTGTTTTATCAAAATCTCCAGTAAACTCATATGATGGCGAGTTTACAATCATATCTGCCATTTCAACATCCCAAACACGTTCATCTTGTTTAACAAGTGCAGCTTCTGCTGGAGTTAACATATAATGAGTGTTACGACTAATTGACCTTCTTTTTTCAACACCAACTGCTCTGTCTGGAATAAACAGATTTCCGCCAGGAGTTTCCATATCATTGTAGAAATCTTCTAGGTCCTCATGATTATGAAGAGTGATAATCCATTCAAGAGTTTGATCTGGCATTCTAGGCCTCTAAGCTTAAGTGCGTTATTGTAACATCAATATTAGCAGTTCCACCGGTATCGTTTGTAACTGCAGCTGGAATTATGTTACCAGTACTACAATAGCCAATAACCGCGGGGCCGAATTTAACAGTTTCGCTTCCCGTTGTAATTACTTCAGCAATTACTCCTGCGTCAGGTGCCGGGTCATTACCTCTTAATCTTGAAGCATCGGCGGTTCTCGACGCAGTATCAATATACAATCTTACCCAAGCTGCGCCTGATACTTCAATTGAGTACAGAACAAATGTTTTTGCAGCGGAAAGATCAAAGTTTACAGTCGCATCAGCGGCTATGCTACTGTTAAGAGTATTAGTTGAAGTACGTGTATTTAGTCCACTTCCGCCACCTGAGATTGTAATAGTTTTAGTAGCGCCAGCTCCGAATGCTTGTACACCTGTGCCAACAAAGTTAATTGTTGTTGCCGCTGTTGGTAATGTTGAACCTTCGTCTTGGATAGTAATTGCACTACCACCGCCACCTGACGCACCTGCCGCAGCTTCAATTTCAATATCACCAATCATTGAACCATGAACAGTACAAATATACTTATAAGTACCACTGATTGTTCCTGGGACTTTCCAATACAATGTACCAGAGGTTTTACCTTGAGCGCTTGCACCAGTAGTTCTAGTACCATTAGTTGCAATATGAATTAAGCCGTCATTATATGCTGATCCACCTGATGTTTCAATTTGGAACGGGTGCGAACTTGTTACATCTGTTAAGTCAAACGCGATTGTTTCGCCTGCTCTTACATAGATTGTTGGATTATCTGCCGTGCCATAAATATCTGAACGGTATGCTGAAGAACCGTTAGGAGTCATAATGTGTGTTGTTTTAGCTTGTAACGCAATATCATGAGCATCAACATCAGCTGTTGAAATTTCTGTTAAACCACTAAAGGTTGAGGATCCCCCACCGCCGCCGCCTGACGCATCTTCAAATGTATAACCGCCTGCACCGTCAGTTGTAAGTACTTGACCGTTAATTCCATCTGATATTCCTAAATCATTTAAGTCAGCTGGAATAACTGGAGGAGTATATGTAAATGCACCTGTACCACTATCGTAAGCAAGGCCGCCATCTCCTGCTGCCGCTGGCTCAGCTGCAACACTCAAATCAGTTAAAGCAATTCCACTACCGCCGCCTGAGTCTGTTCCTGGCGCCCATTGAGTGCCATCCCATTTTAATACTTGACCTGTTGTAGCTGCTACAGAACTAACATCGGTTAACGCGCCTAATGTAGACCCACCGCCTGATACGGTAGTAAAAGTAAATGCGCCATTGCCATCAGTTGTTAAAACTTGGCCGTTGGTTCCGTCTGTTATTCCTAAATTCAAAAGCGTTGTAGGTATAGTTGCAGTTGAATTGTAAAGTTCTGTAAAGTTTTCATTAACTTTGACGAAGGCCGATCGTAACGGATCACCACCACCATCATTAGCCGCTAGACCTACACCAATTGTTTGCTTTGCCATTATTAGCTCCTAAGTGTTTTAGTTATTTATCCGTTTATTTTATCTCACGACATCTGCAGTTAAAATTGTACTGTCTGCAGTATAACCCGTCGTGTCCATTGTAATTATTCCGCTCTGTCCTGTATCCTGCCCTGGCCCAACAACATCAATACCACCCAAAGTATAATCGTTTTTAACGTTATGATAAAATCTTTGAGTGATACCGCTGTTTTGTTTTTTCTGATATAAGAACGAGCCAAATTGTTTTGTACCCGCAAGGTGAATATTTTTATGTAACGAGCTTGTATATCTTTCTTGTGATACTGCTGATTTAATGTCATATGAATATTCTTGATAAAAATCGCTATCTTGTATTCTCATTTGACCTTCATAATAAACATCTTCTCCGTTTTCAGCCAATGTACTTGTGTAGCCATTAATATGAGAATTAAGTTGTCCCCAAAAACCTTCTGTAATACCTTCTGTTACGGCCTGTGATGTACCTCTTGCTTGGATATTATTATCATCATCTACTATGAAGATTGTTTCTCCATCTGGATATGCAAATCCCGAATTGATAACTTTTACGCCTGTTATCCTTCCATCTTCAAATATAGTTTTAGTACTCATATCAGCGTTAGCACCGATTACTTCAGAAGTGTAATCTCGTTCTGATGCAAGGATAGGATAACTATTTCCTCTAAATAAAATATCATCTGTAGAATTAAATCCATAATAAGCATACGGAGTTACTTTAATATATTTTTCTCCGCTGTTGACTTCTGTGATTTTACCATATACCAAGCTATTTTCTTGTTGAATAATATCGCCGACAGAAAATGATGCAGTAATATTTTCGAGAATAATAATTTGCTCATATCTTCCAAACGGTATCATCGTTTCATCACGTACTAACGCAAATACGTCATTAACATAATCAGCTCCTGGATTAATATTTTCAAACGCGTCAATAACACCAATGTCAAACGGAGTCAAGTTAAACGCTTGATCTAACGGTGTTGCCAAAGTAACTGGATCTGCAGTGCCTGACATTGCTTGTACCGCAGGTGGAACAGTATTATAATTAGTTGAATTAAGCGGCACAGAAAGAAAGTCGCTAATAAGATCGGTAATCAAGCTGATGTTTTGAATATAAGATAAACTTTCAACTTTAACATGGTCTGTGTTTAATGTGTCAGGATATAGTGGCCCAGGAGAAGTTTCATTCTTAGTGGATACAGCATTAAAGTACGCTTTATATGCAGGATACGCGTCATAAAGCGGGTTTTGTGTAAGTCTTATTTTAAAGTCTCGCTCAATCCATTCAATTGTAGCTTCATCTGTTAATGTGCCATCAAAATATGCTGTTATATTATCTACATCTAATTGGTTAACGAAAGAGTCATTGTTTACATCTCCGAGTTGACGTGTTCCAACAATTGGAGTAAAGTTTGTTAGTTCAGGTTCTTGCCCATTAGCTGCTCTTTGCATCGCTTCTATTATTGTATATGTTGCGTTATATAACGAAGTTTGAGCAGCAGGAATAAGTTTTATTGACTTAAGCGGATCTGTGGCTGCAACTGTTTGGATAAACCCGCTTTCGTCAAACTCTGCCGACCCACTATCTAACTTAACTCCAGCAACAACTGAGTTTTGTCCAATAACTGTCGCCACTGCAGATGTTGCCGGTTGTTCTACTCTCAATAATGGATTAAATATAAAATCTTTATTATCAAACACAATAACTTGATTTGAAACTTCAAGTCTGGTACCATCAATCGTATACCCAAATCCGCCATCGGTCAAGTCATAAGTAATTATACCAGTTTGCTGTGCAGATACTTCTGTTACTAAAACTTTACCGCCTGATCCATGATTACTTCTTACGTTATATACATCACCAACTACATTTCCTGTCGTTCCACCATATGCTTCGTCAATTGGGGTAACTGCGTTCAGGGACCCTCCAATTTTTCCAAAGCTGATGTCTTCGCCAACAAGACGCGCAAGGATATCATCAAATTTTTGAAAAGAGCCTTTTATGTTATTTAAGTAAATAACTGGAATGATAGTTTTATTTTTAATAATGAAATTAATTTTATCAACAACTGCCTTTGCGCCTGACACTGAACCTTTAATGTTTCGCCCAATTAAATTTTCATATGTATAACTAAGACCACTGTTTGAAATAAAAAAGTTATCGTTTGGAAACATTTCTAAATATGAACCAGTTTTCCAAGATGAGTCAGATGGTTTAAACATATATTTAGATGGATATGAAACTTCTGCGTACTCTTGATAAAATAATCTAAAAAATACAATAATACCACCACGAGTACCTTTTCTTCTGTAAAGGTCCATGATATTTTTAATAACAATTCTTACTGTAGCGTCATCCAATGCCGGCAAGTCCGCAAGGAATGCTTTTTGGAAATGTATAATCATACTTGCCAGAGTGGTTGATATGTCACGATATTCGTACATACGCCGGTTATTATAATGGCTTTGGTTGTATTCTGTTTCTAAAAATTCATAATAATCTTTTACAAGCTGAACAAGTTCTTCACCTTCATCACGATAAATCGCAGGCCACATACTATTGACCTTAAAGGCAATCTTCTTTTCAATTAACTCTTTTTGATTATTATAGCCAACCATTTTATTCAATCTCTCTTAATGTTACTGTTACGTCATCGTCGCGAATTGCAAAAATTCTACCTTTCGGCGCAGCAATGTCATCGTAAACGGTCGTGGCAATAAATTGAATTGCGGAACCAGTAAATCCGTCTGTTCTAAAATTAATTAATTTTACATCACCTGTAGTGTAATCAATAGTGCCTGCGGTTGGGTTAATAATTTGTGGATTAGAAAGATCGCTGGTAATTAATTGCATGTTTCCAATACCATCATCTTGTAAGTATACGCAAACATTATCTACTGAAAACTGACCACTTATCACAGATGGCTTGTATTCAGCAAACCCGTTTGTTTCGCGGAATGGATATGGTTTTACTAATGGCGTACCAAATTTAAATATAGGATTAGATTTAATATTAAGATCTGGTGTATATTCAATAATTGGCTTTGCGGTAATTGCATTTGATTGAATTGATACGTCAGCCGCGTCAATGTTAGAGGACAAGTTTGATAACCGCAGTGTAGTATTAAAATTATCTAACGATGCCTCTGAGTAAGCTTGTATTGTGTCTCTAACCAATTGTGCAATGTAATCAGAATTTTTTGTAGTAAGTTTTGGATTATAATTAACACGAATAGTAATTTGCCCATACACAAACTCTGATGGAACAAACGTTGGCTCAATAGCTAATGGAGTTTTATCCGATAAGTAATCAAGATACGTATTTACCAAAGTATTAGATAATGTTTCTTCAGCTTCACCGAGATAAACGGAAATTGCAACGCGACCGAATTGTGGTGGGTTTAAGTTTTCACCACCATATGCCGACACGGCTTTAATTTCTGGAAATTGTTGTTTAAGCAATACTTCATAGTCAGAAGTTGTTATTGCTCTCTCCTGGATTTGTAAAGCTTTTGGAGCAAAGTAACGGATTTTTTCTAATGACTCTGCGTCCTCTCCACCAAGCGCGGCTTGTATTGTTTCAACTTCGGTTGTTCCTGTTGTGGTAATTTGAATTGTAAAAACACTTGCGCCATTTGGTTCGGCACCTGAACAAATTCTATACTTAACACGAATATCTTCGTATTCATCAGGCTGTATACCAAACACATTGTTACCAAAATAAATTTTATATCTACCATCGTAATATGGTTCTACGTAAAATACTTTATCTTCAGGCCCAACACCAAAGATATCATTTTTACGAGTAAATATATTTTCATCTTCTGTAAATTCAGCATCAACAAATACTTCAAGAGAATCAATGTCGGCGTTTTCGTTTGAAAGAATAACTGTAAGAATACCATCTTCGTCAACAAAATAACCTTCACGTTCAAAGCTTGTTAGCATTTGCCCTTCAAAGATTTCAATATTGTCTGCAACGAATACGCCAGTTTCTGTTTTCTTTGCAACATACGCTTTATCCGTAACAAATTCGTAATTCTCCCCTTGGAAAGAAGCCTTGAATGCTGCGAACTGAGGGATTGTAATTGTTTGTCCTGTAATTGTAGTATCACGGATAGTAACTCTTACTGAAGCCCTTGCAGATTTTCTTGAGCTTGGCAAATAATTTAATTCTTTTGCATGGGATATAACTGAGTTAGGTAATACCGCAGAGTCAAGAAACATTTCATTAATTGCCATGTTTGTATAAAAGTTATTTTGGTATGTATTATATGACAACACATCTAAAAGAACGTTTAAGTTTGAACCTTCGAAATCATAGTCTTTAAACTGCGTTTGGCTTTTTAAATAATTAATTAGTTGCTGCTTGTTGCTAGCGAAATCTAATTCTGTTATGTTCAGCTTCGTAGCCATCTTATCGTGTCCTCTCTAATATTACACTCAGCGATATTGGCTGTTGGTTATTTGATATGTAAAATACTATTTTAACGACAACAGTATTGTCATCTATTTCTGAAGAAACAAGAACATCAATAAGATCAGCTCTTGGCTCATGTAAATTAATTGTGGCTCTTACTTGCTCTTCAATTAATTTAAGTGTTGCTGGTGTAATTGTTTCAAACAACATTGCCTTGATGTTTCCACCAAGGTTTGGTTGCATTAATCTTTCACCTTTATCAGTTAAGATAAGGTTTTTTATTGATTGTTTAACGGCTTCTTCATTTTTATTTAAGGTTAGGTCGCTAGACACAGGACTTTTTTCCAAATCCATTTTAAAGTCAGTAAAGACTGTAAACTTTTTATTTCTTGGTGTTACTAAACTAACTACCATAATTTTTTTCCTTTATTAAGGTGTGAACACCCTATTCCCTAAATCTATATGAACAAAGCCGCCGTAAATGCCGTGTCCTGTAAAACCTTCTGCATACGCAATCCGTAAAAACTCATTACGATTATTTGGATAACCTTTCCAAGATATGTCAAACGCGTTTCCACTTAAATGTAACGATCCACTTACACCACCAACCCGCGCATTATGTGCTGCACTGCGCCATGGACTATTGATATGCAAATCAGTACCAAAGCTTTTAGCTACCCTCATAAGTATAACTCTTAAGTCTATGTTTGAGTTTTTCCACCCATCTTCGCCATCATATCGCGGCCATGAAGTTAAACTTCTATCAAAATATAATCCACTACCATTACCACCTGCTTCTAAATCTTCATAAGATGGCAAGTTTTTGTAATCTTCATCAGTAATACGTTTAGCATTGCCGGCTTCTATCCATCTCTGTCTTTGATTATTTATCTCAGTATTCCTTGCCGCCGGTGATTGAACTTGGCGACCTTCAATAATAGCACTTGCAGTATTTAAATTACCTGCAGCTGCAACTCTTTGTAGTGAATAAGTAAATCTATTTGCAAAGCTATCAAGTGGATTTTTTAATGCTTGGATCGCGTCTTCAATTCCGGCTGCCATTGCACAAAAACGCGAAATAAGAAATTGAATTTCTTGTATATTTGGATTGGCAAACAAACCAACGCCATAGTCAAATAATCCTTTAGCTTTACCAATAATTTGTTCAATATTTTCTTTACTAAAGAATCCTAAAATATTTTCTTTAAGATTATTAACTTGCCTAGCAATATTATTATTTACAAACGTTGCCACGTCACTCATAATATTACCTATATTAAAATTCTTAATTGCATCTTTAACTTTATTAATTGTTTTTTCAATCATTGAAGTAATTTTATTTTTAAAACTTTCAATTAACGCGGCTACTTTTAGTTTTTCAAAAATTGCTTCTAATGGATTTTCAATATTTTTAATTTTATTTAAAAAACCAGCAATGTCTGCAATAGCTTGACCTGCTAGACCAATAAGACCAAAGAAAGCTCCAACACCAGTAAAAACCGTTGGCATCAAGCTACAAAGTCCTCCAAGAAAACTGTTAGCAAAACCATTTGTATAATAGTCTTGTAGTTGGTAAATAACTGTAGGTGATCTAAGCGCAGTGTCAAGAGATGTAGGATCGTAATTATATTCTTTCATAAAGTCTGCGGCTTCAAACGGAGTAATAGGTCCACGACTAACTCTTTCATATAAAGTATTTAAATCAGGTGTTTCTATTAGTAGATCTTGGATATACGGTTTTGCAGTATATTCGTTTATATTACCTACCGTTGTAAAAAATGCGTCAGACCCGTACTTATCAGTCATATAAAGCAAAGGATCAGTTTGTATTCCAGAATTTAATGCATTTACATATTCATTTTGAAATAAAGAAATTTGGTTTTGTGTGTAATATCCATTTGTGTCAGTAAACGTTTGGGTGCTTACTAACTGCGTTACAACCGCGTCTTCAGGTTTACAAATTGCTGCCATATTGTCCTCTAAATACTTGCATCATACGTTGCTTTTAACGTAGTAAGAATTGTTCTAAGCGGACCACCTAAGTTAGGATCTGCTTTATTTTGCCCATCGTTATCGTATGAACCAGTACCAGCGCCTGATCCGCCAATTCTTGGTACTCTTGCCCAAATACCAGAAATTCCATTCCCAAATGATTCGAGGGATTTTGAACCATTAAGAAACGCATTAAGCCCAGCAAACTGTAATAAAACAGTAGCCATTTTATCTTGATTTTCTGGACTAAATTTATCACTTAACGAAAGACCTGCCTGTTCTGCTAACGAGTCACGTGCCTGTGTATTATTATCATTATTGTAACCACGTAAAGTGTCTTCCATAAATTGGTATCTTCCACTTGCTTCAGAATTATATTTTCTATCTATGCTTTCTTGCCAATTCAATACTTCTTGAATAGTCATTAAAGTTAAACGTTTATCAGGATAATCTGAAAAAGAAACTCCTGCTCTATTACCAGTTGGAACGTAACCACTATTATCAGGAATTCCTTGGCTGCCCCAAATAGCGTCATATCCGCCGGGCCCTGATTCAGCATTACCAATAAGATCAAGAAGTGGGCCGAGCATACCGCCAACCGCAGAACTAATAGGTGATGTTGGAACGGAAGTACTTACGGTATTATCAACTCCACTTTGGCCGCCAACTCCACCTTCTACTTGATCGTCTCCTGATGCAACTCCGTGCGTTGAACCGACATCACCGTGTGGTTTACCTGAAGCCGTATCTTGTGACTTTCTAATCGGCATTGCTTTTGCTGGTGGCTCAGGCGATTCAACTCTTTCAGAAGATATTGATTGTTCGGCATATACTGCATCAGTTGCAGAAGCACCACCACCGTTTGCCATATCTACATTATCGTTAATAAACACAGTAGAGCCGCTAACTGTTGTAATTGAAATGTTTCCATTTGCATCAGCTTTGAGTTGCGAATTGGATTTTATACTTACGTCTGCAGAACCATAAAGATTTAAATCTCCACCATTTGCACGAATGTTTAAATCTGTAACCGCTGACATATTTAAATTATTAGCGCGGATGTTCATATTTGACGGAGCTTCTAACCACATGAATGGCGATTTAAAATACATTCCAATACCAGCTTCAAATTGAATTTCTTTTTCAGCATAATAAGAAAAAGTTCCAACATTTGCGTCAAGCCTGATGTCTCCACCTCTTGCCTGTAGACGGTCTGAAGCATTAAGTGTCATTTCTCCGCCTGACGTGATATAGCTATTACCATGGACAATTTGTTGATAGTCTCCCATGATTTCTTCAATTTTATTTCCTTCAACGCGGATCCTTGCATCACCATTAATCGTAACAGTGCTTTGACCTTTAACAACCTTTACTTCGTTTAGGTCTGTAATTTCCCACTTGTTACCGGATGCTTTTTCTACAACCAAACCACCTTGTGATATTTGATAAAAAGAACCATCTTTATGATATATCATAATTCTTTCTGAACCAGGTGTATCATCTAACTCAATAGAATGCGTTGCAGACGAAATAACTCTATTGTGCGGATACCTCGTATTGTATGCAGTTGGCGGTTCTTCTAATGTTTCATTATCTTCACCTTGTCCTGCGGCTACAGTAATTTCAACGTTACGAGCCATTTCCTGAGCCAACACATAGGTTTCTTCGAGATTTTCTCCACGCGCTAATCTACTCATACGCGGCTGGTTGTGATCTTCAGGAGTAGAACCGGCCGCCGTTCTATATCCGTCATCAGGGCCATGATTAGGGATTACTCCATATCCATCAGCTTTTGGATTAACACCGTTATTAATAGTAGGTATAAGACCTAAAACCATTGGTGATTGAGCTTCCCTGCCGTCAAGGAACATTCCAAATACCCAATAGTTTTCACGAGGAATCCAATTACTAGGATCATAATCGCCACGGCAAACAATTGCCCACGGTAAGTCATCTGTTGGTACGTCTTGGTTATTTCCGTGTATTCCAAACGCTCTAACTTTAACACGGCCTTCAAAGCGAGGGTCTACAATATCTTCAACAACGCCAACAAAGAATAAAGGATTATCAATACCAATAGCTGCCATTATGACCACCCAAATTTAATTAAATTGAGAGTTGCGCCGGCTTTTCCATCTTTGAATGTGTGGCTTGAAGATTTAATCATATACTTTCCTGAGAGGTTATTATCTTCAACTTTATCAGTAGCAGCGAAGACTGGAATATTTAAATTAAGGATGGTTCCTGGCGATAAATCAATTCTACCACTCAAGCTAATTCCAACAGAAGTTGAATTTAAATGTTGATCGTAAAAAGTACGCATTGCTGCTATTTCACCATTATTTGCATCAGACCTTAAACTTGTAGCTCTATCGTTAGGACCTTGTGTATCTTTTAAAACCAAAAAGTCACGGGCGTTTTCATCTGTAAATTTTTCATTGATATATTGTTGTGAATGCGGTAGCCTGTCAATAGAAACAGTTTTTCCTGACATATCAATAAATTTTGCATCTTCAACTTTCCAACTATTTTCGTAAACCTTTCCGTTCACAATATCTAATTCTGTTGTCTTAACTCTATATGCGCCTGACAACATTGATTTTGCAGAGTTAGTACCTCTGTCACCAATTGAAAAATTATTAATTCTATTAATTGATAAACCTGCATCATCTGGTAAGTTACTTGCGTTCGGCGCATAAAACAATTCTTTTAGGTTGCCTTTATCTTCGGCTTCAATTGCTTCTTTAATTAAAAACTCGTCAGTCACAAAGTAATAACCATATATTGTTTCAAACCACCTAAACGTATGCGACGGAGTATCAGTATTCATTGCTCGTTTAGATAAAAATCTAAATGCATCGTCAGGCATAATACTTGGCATAATAATATCAATAAGTCCTTCGGTCGGTTGAATATAAAGACTTCTATCTCTATCATTAAGTATTTTATGCCGGGCAGTACCAAATGTTAATACTCTTGTTTTATCTTGTTCATCTAAGTAATCAGCTTTACCCAAATCAGAAACATAATCTTCAAACACCTCTTGAACAATTTGCTTCACTGATTTATTTTTATAGGAACTTTTTACTCTACGATTTCCACCGTCATAACTTGTTCTTGAAATAAAAGATAACGTATATGTTGTACCAGTGTTCATTCTATTTGGTGATACTCTTGAAATTGAAAATACTTGTAGTTTTAGTTCAACCTTTTGCCCAGTATCAAATAATTCTATTTCTAAGTCAAGTTTTTCTTCACCTCGTAAAGGAGTCCCTTCGAGGTAATTCAAATTTTCAAGAACGGTCATAGAGCCAGAATAGTTTGAATTAATAGATTGAGAAATTTCAAGACCTATAATAAACTCTTTCATATCAACAGTTGTGCCGTTCATAGTAGTTATGAGCGCCCTGGATATTTCGTAGCCTGCCGGATTAAAAGACTCTGCCATTTGTTAAATTCTTATCTTACTCTTAAATTCACGAGTTAACTGCGGTAAGTACCTATTATCAAATAGATATATCTCACGCTTGTTTTCATTAATTGCGTTTTCGTTATCATATATACGCCATGCTTTCCATTCTTCAGGAATGATGCGTTTGATAACAATTTTACGTCCTTGTTCTGTGCGTAAAATAACACGATCTTCT